TGCTTCATGGTGGTTAAAGACTCTATAATCTGTCTTTGATTTTCTACTTCATACTCTAATTTAGGTTCAGGTATGTAGTTAGTTATCTTAGCCATTATAATACAAACTCACCAGTGACTGGTCCAAAGTCTGCAGCTCCAAATCCGCCGCCACCTGGTGGCGTGCCCCCTCTTTGTCCTCTTGGCCCTGGAGTTTTTCCACCAGCACCTGTTGGAACTCTTAAGCTAGATGTAGTAAACTCTCCTGCACCCTTAAAGTCTTCTGCAATTTGTGATCCTCTATTAATTCTATTGATTAATCTTTCTTGTTTTGGCGTTATTAAATTAGTAGGATTTCTTTCACCTTTTAATAGACTAGCCAAGTTTGTGTAAGTTCCTTGTATCTTATCAAGTGGGTACTTCATAAAAGCTTCTTGTTTTGGATCCATGATGTTAGATATTATCTTAAAAATTCCCGTTGGAGTATCTGTAAACATCGCGTCTACATTTTTACCTTCTTCCGTTTGATATAAACCTGATCTCATATTTCTAAATGCCTTTAACTCAGTTGGAACAAACTCATATTTGTTAGGAGCAACTTCAGTGTAAACATTTCTGATTACAGTTTTTGAATCACTTAAATCTAAATCACCAAACTTACCCCCTCCTCCACGAAATTCATCATTAGGTCCTCTCCCTGCTTGAAATAATGTTTCTATGCCAGTAGGTTTTTCCGCTTCTGGTAGGAAAGGTAAAACAGGACCTATAGTTTTGGGAGGTGGTGGAAAGATACCACTTATGTCAGGTAAATCCTGATTTAAATATTCTTGTGCTAAATCAAATAAAGTGTTTGCCATTATCTTCTACCATCTGGTTGAGCATCTAGTCTAAGAGTCCCATATCTCCATGTTTCTCCCACGGATTCGTTTTCTATTCTAAGAGATACTAATCTTCCTCTTGCTCTGGTATCTACTTTATCAGTTGTTGATGTAACTGTAAAGGGTCCAAGTGGAGAACTTACTGGAGTGTCATCAGGAAAATCACTCACAAAAAGGGTTATTTTAGCATTTCCTTCTTGATATTTAAAATCAGGTATGAATCTTTTAACAGACATAATAAACTCTCCGTCTCCTCTGTAATCAGCCACACCAGTCGCTTGACCCAAAGCACTTCTTCTAGAAGTTATGTCATAGTCCCCAGATCTAATAAACGCAGGTATGGCGGTTGTGGATGTGCTATTAACTTGATCGGTGCCAGTTTCATGTTCGTAATATATAGAGGCTCCGTACTTATTTGTTATTCCTAAAATGTCTGGAAAAACAGGCGTGAGTGTGTCTTCATAATCAGTGGCATAAGGTTTATCAAACACACCTTGATCTTGATATGTGGTTCTATCTAAAGTAGAGGTAGTCCAACAATTTTCTGCATAATTATATGTCACACACCTATCAATCTGATCAGATCCATCCTTTGGATAAAACCAATTTACTTCTGTGTATAAATTATTTGATCCAGAAAATATAACATCACTAGAACCAAAATTTAATCCTAGGTTAGTTCCATCGGTTGTAAAAACAAAATCCTCTACAAGAGATGGTAAAGATTTAACTGTTCCGTCATATGCAAAAAACCCTCCTTGTGTTCCCATCCAAAACACGGCTCCGTTAACATAAGAGGCTGCATGTTGACCTATACATCCACAATTTGTACCCACTTGTCTAACTGAAAAAGTAAATGGTGGACCTACAAATTGTATTACATAGGCTGCTAAATCTGTTATTACAAAAACATAGTCTTTACCTTGAATGGCTGCTCTAATCTCATTACCTGTATCTAGTCTAAAAGTACCCGCTGTATTAGTGGCTGTGGGTGCATATGTATTAAGATCTTCTTGATTAGAAAATCTTACAAACATAGGATCTTGTGTGGTTGCATCACCAATCGTTGTCTCAGTTCCAAAGTGAAACAAATGCCTGTCTCTGTCTGAGACTAATGTAAATCTAGTGGCGGTTGGATTATTAGTGGTTTGGAAATTTGACGTAGATTGAGATGCTCTAATTGTTCTAGCATTAGATGCTCCCGCGTTCCATGTAAAAGTTTTTCCATTAAATATTGTAGCTACTAATACTTCACCAAAATTATCAAGACTCCAGTTTCCTGAATCTAAAACCACAGAACTTGATGCTCTGGCTGTTCCCCAAGTGGATGTGTTCCAAGTGGATGTGCTCCATCCATATCCGGTTGTTTGAGTGGTTGGTCCAACAATGATGTAGGGATTAACTGTTGCAGCTCCAGCAGCAGTCATTCCAGAACCTGTTTCTACACTAGCTGCTTGTATCGTAAATTTATCGATATCAGGCACTGTTAATATTTCATAAGTTTTTTGTAAATCTGCAGCTGTAAATGCACTGGCTCCAGTGACTGTCACACCAGATAAAGTAATGTACCTTCCTACAGCTAATCCATGAGATCCTTTGTTAATTGTAACAACGTTTGAATTATTTACGGTAGTGAGAGTGCACCCTGTGATTGCTGTATCTAATGGACTGATATCGTAAAAATCATTTCCATAATATAAAAATAAACCTTGTGATGTTCCAATGGCTGCGTATTTTTCTCCTGAAAAACTGGTAAAGGCTACCTGAGCTCTACCTGCTCCTGGTAAAGTTTTATTACCTGCAGTTAATTGTAACCAACCGCCTATTTTTTCTGGTAACCCATATCTAAATCTAACAAAATCACCATCCGTCCACTGACCTTCAGCTCCCGATTCAGTGTCTTGTTTGTTAAATCCAGCCTTGAAATTCAATTTTTGTAGCATAATATACCTTATATAACACTTATATAAATTATGAAAGATGAAAAAAATCTGAAAAAAACAGTTAATATAGATAATTTTATAAGTATCTATGATAATTATATTCTTAAATCAGAGTGTGATAAAGCTATAAAATTATTTGAAGATCAAGATAAATTTAAAAATACTATAAACAGATTAAATTTTGAAAACGCTCCTATAGTTAAAAAACAAGACCAACAATTTTTTGCTACTTCAAGTAATTTAAATGTATGGTGGAAAGAATTAAAATCCTTAATTGTTAATTTTGATATAGCTTGGAAACATTATGAGAAAAATGTAGGAGCTTTGGAATCTTATGGACAAGATACGTTTCACTATACACAATTAAAAATTCAAAAAACTTTACCCAAGGAAGGATATCATGTCTGGCATTTGGAACATCAAAGAGGCTTTCAAAATGAAGCTAGAGCTTTTGTTTTTTCTATATATCTAAACGATGTTGAAGAAGGTGGTGAGACAGAATTTTTACATTTTTCAAAAAGAGTAAAACCTAAAACAGGTAGAATTGTTATTTGGCCCGCTGCTTTTCCTTATGTTCATAGAGGTAATCCACCACTATCTGGTAAAAAATATATTTTAACTTCTTGGATGATGTTAAGATAAAATGGATCATACAGAGTACATTGTTGAAATAAAAAAAGTAATAAAACCTAAATTTATAGAAAAAATAATTCCTTTTATAGATAAAAAAGCTGATAAAAATTTAACAGTTAAGCAAGGTTTAAATACTAATATAAGAAACGTTATAGGACATACTTTAAAATCTGATAGAAATAAAACTGATACTTTTTATTTTAATTTAATAAAATTAGAAATTGAAAGACTTTACATGTTTTACAAAGTTAAATTTCCATTGGTAGATAATAAAAAAATAAATCAAATAGATATACTTAAATATCCACCTGGAGGAAAACACGATGTTCATACAGATGATTGGTGGGAATGGCCAAGACAAATTAGCGTTATTATGAATCTTAATGATAAATACGAAGGAGGAGATTTAATTTTTACAGATCAACAAAGAAAAAAAGAAATAAAAAGATTGAGATTAGAGGAAGGATCTATAGTATTTTTTCCAAGTAATTTTATGTATCCTCATGGCATAACACCAATTAAGAAAGGAGTACGCTATAGCATAGTAGCGTGGCTTCATTAAATTATGAAGAATAAGAACTAGGCCTTGCACCTAATCTAGCAACTTTGTCATCTGAAGTTTCACCCTCAACATTATCATTATCCCAATCGGACTGTAATTGAGTTAAATGAGCTGCGTCCCATCTAGTAGTAAAGTCCGAAAAATCACCTAAGTTTGCGTCTTCCCAAGTAGAATGAGGAGTTTCGTCTCTATATTCTACGGTGTCACTAGGATTTGCTGTTCCGTATTGAATAGCCCAAATATTTGAAAATTTACCTTGACTCCAAAAAGCATCATCATCAATCACGTAATCTCTAGAATTATCGTTTTGTTTAATAATTTTTTTATCTTCCATTACCACTGTCCATGTTGCGTTTGTTGCCATATTTTCTCCTACGTTTTAATAATGTAAATAAGTGTTAAATAAGGTTGTACAACTGAAGTGGCACTACCTGTAAAAGTCGCACTCATGTTGTGTTGGTGACCCGTGCCTGAACCAGCACCGCCTGTGCTACTTGCGCCGCTTATCGTGGTTCCTCCACCACCAGGCTGGCCATTAGCTGCTGTTCCGGCTATACCACCTGAGTGACTGTGAGAAGCTAGTTGAGCTGTAGATAAAGTTGCATTAGCTGTGGTACCACCAACTGTCCCTGAGGCTGCCACTGTATTTGCCCCACCAGTTGACGCTAAAGCTTTGGTTCCAGATTTACCCATCGCAACGTTATCTTGTAAATCAGGTAGATTAAAAGTAGAGGCGCCGTCACCTGCTCCATAAGTTGTTGATACAATGGCAAATAATGCAGAGTATGTAGATCTTGAAACTGCTGCTCCATTACACTCTAAAAAACCTGTTGGCACTGATGAAGAAGACCACGGCACAATAGTTGCTGTTGGAATTCCTTCGATACCAGTGAGGTTTGCCCCAGAAAAATCGTACTTTGTTGCTTCGTAATTTGACATATTATTTCTCCGTGTAAGTCCATCCTGTTGTAGCGTCGCCTGAGAATACTAGTCCAAAAGCTGCACCTTGTGTATTTACAGTAAGATCAGACGCTGCATTAGCTATATTAGATCCATTTCTACCAACAGTCAATGCGTTAGAATCAAAATCATAACCTTGATCTACAAAATGGACTTCATCCCCTGTAGCAGGGGAAGCTGGAAGCGTAATTGTTACTCCTCCACCATTTGTGTTTACTAAAAGTTTAGCACCTGCTTGGACTGTTTCTGCAGCAGATACTGCTCTCCACTTTCTATATTCATTTGCTTTAACTATGTTTGTTCCATCTGAATATAGAATATAACAATTTCCTTCACATAAAAGCACACCTGTTCCTGATGTAGTTTTAAAAGTTAAAGTATTTCCAGCGTGGTCTGTTGAATCTTGAACTACGTAAGTTTTTTCAATTGAGTTAGGTACAGTTATATTTAAATTTCCAGCTAAAGTGCCTGTTAGTTTTAATACGTTGTTTTTACCATTTGATAATGCACCGTTAGAGAAAGTTAAAGCTCTACTAGCGTTAGTTACGTTGAAGGTGCTATAGCCACCAATAGCTTGTTCTAAAATTAATAAGTTTGTATTTGTAATTTGTCCCCATGTTCCCGAGTTTTCACCGGTTGCTTGGACTGTGAGTTTTAGGTTAGCTGATGTTGAATTCGCCATATTTTATTCCTTATGTATTCATTTTATTAAAAATAAGAGTTTCTGTCAAACTCATTATGCAGCCACCTCTCGCCATCCTGGAGGATCTATAGGCGCTGAACCTGTATCTATCTCGTTCCAGATTAAAGCATTACCATTTCCTTGGTTCATAGTCAACCCTAAACCAGTTACTGAAATATCTACGTGAATAACAGGTGTTACACTAGCTAATTGAGCATTCATAGATATACCTGTTACATCTACTTCTTGGCTTGGAACAGCTGTAACACTAGATAAAGCGGCAGTCATTGGAATGCCTGTAGGAATATCAATGTAATCAACAATGCTTACTGCATTTCCTAAAGATGCAATCATTGCCTCTCCAGTAATATTAGCATCAGGGGCTGGATCTACATTACCAAGAGTTGCTTGTGCTACATTTAAAGTGTTGAGAAAGAAATCAGCATTTCCTGTGACAGATTCGGGTGCACTTACCGCCGCTGCCATAGCTATTCCGGTCACATCGACATTTGCAAATTGACCTTCTACTCCCCACGCATTTACGTTCCAACCTTGTCTACCCCAACCAGTTTGATTAAATGCCTCCACGGTTCCAATGCCCATAGACATTGCAATACCTGTAGCCATTGCATCAGGGCTAGCATCTGCTGTTCCCAAAGCTCCAGTGATTGGAAAACCTGTTGGAAATACTTTTGTTTGAATATCTATATTTGTGTTTGTTCCCAGATTAGCGGTCATTAACTGACCGTTGTTTGTGGATGGAGTTGCGACTACATCGATATGAATTGCTGGATTACCTAAAGCTCCTGTTAAAGCAATACCTGTAGGGAGAACGTTTCCAGCAATGTTCCAAGCAAAATCACCCCAATTGGCTCTACCCCAACCTGCATTAATCTCACCAACAGTTGACTCGTCTCCTAAACTTGCAGTTAGAGCGATACCCGTAACCTGTGGCGACGGATTAGCTGAATCGTTCCATTGGTTCTGGCCCCAAAAGCCGGTATTCCAAGTCCCTGATGCCATAGGAGTTTACCTCCTAATTAACCAGAGATTCTTAAAATCGCTGCTGTTGAAGTTTGAGCTGGAAACTGAATTGTGAAAACTCCAGACGTAGCTGTTTTATCTCCTCCAAAATCTAAAACTGCCACCGCTGAATTTGAAAACGATGTGTTGTAGATTAATGCTCCTCTAGCAGTAATAGTGACCCCAGTAAAAGATCTGTCTGCAAAGTCTACTCTTGCTACACCAGCTTTAATTGAAGTTGCTAGGTTAACTAGCTTTCCACCACCAGTAGTATATTGTCCAGAGTTTGGAACTTCCTGACCAGTTGTGAAAGAAGTTGTAGCTGAGTTTAGAGTCGCTGAAGAAGTATAAAGAGCTATTTTAAAAATATCACCAGAAGGTGCCGCTGTAAAATCTTGGTCACCATCTAATAATTGTTTTTTAAATGAGTTTGCAATTGCTTGTGTTATAGCCATTTTTTTTCTCCTATTTACCTATACGAGGAACACCACTTTGATATTCATCTCGTCTTCTTCTTCCCATTTGTTCTATTGAGAAGCCTTCTACCACTTGTTTATACTTTCCTTCGTATAATTGCAAGAGATCATTTGGCCCTTTTAAAAAACCATATGCCTCTACTAGACACGCATATAAAAGTCCGTTGGGAAATTGCAGGCTTAAATATGTAGTAGGAACTGTACTAGATAATCCATCTGGTTTCAAGATATAATTTAATTGTATTGTGTAGGTCTGGTCAGGTGTAGGAGCCACAACTATCGTGTTTTCATCCCAGTTGCTGTAATATTTAGGGGTTCCTTGAACTCCTAAATTGTTAAATTCTGACATAAAACTGGTATCTCTATATTGTAAAAAATCTCTGTCATTAGCCACCCCAACCCCTGCAGAATCTACAATCTGAGCTGATCTAATAACCAATAAATCTTGTGGTGTATCAATAAATCTTGTCCCTGCTATTAAGTTAGCAGACACGTATCTTCTATTATTATCAGAGTCTACATCTCTTAAGATTCTAAACTCTGCATTTTCAATAAATCCGTTTACGATAGTATCAGTTAAAACCGTGCTTGTGACCTCCGTGTAGTCTCTGATTTTTTGTACTAATTCTGTGTATGTCATGATATACTTACCGTTACATCTCCTAAAGTTAAACTTGCTTCTCTTCTTCTATTTATATCAGATGGATTTTCTGGCACCATAGAATTATTACTTTGATCCTGAAAAGAAAAAGATCCAGGTAAACTTAAATCGGCAATAATTCCTCCACCACCTCCAGTGTTTAAATCAAAACGTTGTGGTCTCGCTTGTTCTAATCCTTGAGGATCCGCAACAAAAGGTTTTGGCTCCAGTTGTGGTTGTTTACGTTCATATTCTGTAATATGAACAAACGCGCCATTCCATTCTGTAACCATTTCTCTCCACGGAAATGCTTGACCACTTCTATCTGAAATTGCTAATGCGTATTTTCCTTTTGCAAATTTTGCCATTATAAATCCTTTGGTTTTGATTCTAATGCTTTATCCACACTGCTACTTTTTTCTGCTAATTTAGCAAAATCTTCTAGTGTCATGTTTGCTTCATCTGAATTTGCAGGTGTTGATTGTAATACCATTGCTGCTGTTGCAACTGGAAGGCTAGCTATCATATTCAAACCTTTCATCGCTAAAGGAGTTAAATTTAAACGAGTTAAATTTCCGGCTCTTGCCATAATTGTTCTTAATATATCTATTTTTTGTTTTTTAACTAAATCATCATCTACAATTACTTCTCCACCAAGTCTTGTTGGTCTACTTTTTGATAATTTTTTTGCTTTATCAAATTCATCTTTTAATAAATCAAGATATGTAACTTTTCCTTTTAAAGTACCTTGTCTTTGAGCATACCATTTAGCATCATCTAAATTTTCAGTAAAATATTTACCTCTATCAAGAGGATTATTGAATATGGATCTTTTTTCAAGAGGCATCTTTTCATATCCTCGATAAACCCGAATTTTATCCCCATCTACTATTTTAGGTTTATTCCGAATAGACTCATAAGCACTTTCACTAAATTCTAACAAATCTTTTATACCTGCCATTATATCTCCGGATAATAAGTTTTAGGTGAAATATAAACACTAGCAGGCGAACCATCTTCTGCTAATGCTCTTTGTATTTCATCCTCATAAATTAATTTCATCTCTTGTATTCTTTGTGGTGCTTTTTTCATGGCCATATAATATGCTAAACCTGCACACATACATGGTACAAACCTGTTAACAACATCAGCTTCGTTTGTGTACTTACCTGCATCTTGAATTCTTTTAACATAATAGAAATATAAATATTCACCAGCTTGTGTGCTACCTGGTGTTAAATATAAAGTTACTGTAACTTTATCTATAAACCTTTGAACAAAATATTGTGATGGTTGGCCAGTGGAACTTTTATTTGAGAAAGCTTGGTATTGAGATCTATTAATTTTTGAAAGTGGTGTGTCTACGTCACTTGAATTTCTATAACTGGCTTCTAAAATATCTGAAACCATATCCACAAAATTAGTTACAGCATCACCAGAAGCATGAGATGCAGCGGTTGTGCCATCAGCTCCTCGATCAGAGGCTGAACATAAAATATTATTACCCGAAATTGAAGTATAAGTTATTACTTCAGAATTAATTCTTATCTTACCAGTGGCATTCATATTTTTAGTGGATGCTACTGGAATTGTAGTGGCTGAATCTGTAATCCCTGATGATAGAGTTGTGGTTATACCGTTTGCATTTCCATCAGATGGAGATCTAAATATTGTATATTCATTTTGGTTTTCTACCAAACTGATAGCAGTTCTTGCTACCTCCCAAAAATGCAAACCTCTGTTATCCCATTCTTGAAACATTATATTTAAAGAACGTCTTGCAGATCTTAAATCATTCCCTGAATAATCAAAAAATCCTAATCTTTCAAAAGCTTCAGTAATAATATCATCTATCGAGAGAAATTTCTCGAATGTACTTGTGCCTGAAAAAGCCACTTTGCCTCCTAGTTATAAAATACAGAGCAAACTGTTACGTGTTCAGTAGTAAAAGCAACTGTTAAATTTGTTTCAAACAAAATAGGTCCAGGGAAATTAATTACAATTGGACTACCTGCAGATGCAGTTCCGCTTGTTTTATATTTAAATTTTACTGTCCCTGCAGCTCCACCATCTTTCAAGTGAAAATCCCCTGAGGCAGCAGTTGTGTTTAACACAACACCTAATGCTCTTGTTCTTCCAGTTTTTACAACTTTGTTTTCAGTAGTCACATTCGCGTTAGAAATGTCACCAGTGCTTCCAAATGTTTGCATATTCTTCTCCTTAATTTTTAGGGGACTCTTCTAAACAAGTCGAGTCCCCATTAATTATTTATTAGATATTACCAATAAGTTCAGAAGCATTTCTGTTCTGAGTTGCACTAATGTAATCTAATTTTGTTACTCTCTGTCCAGAAGCAGAAGCTGATACTGAAGCTGCAAACATTTGCATATCATCAGTATTAATATTTGATGTAACAGTTGCTGCTAGCTCTCTGTTTACAAAAAACTCAACTTTTCCAGCTTTATCTACTCTAAACCCTACAGTGTCATAAGAACTATCAGTGATAGTATATGCAGTGTGTTGAACTTGATTTGTTCCATCCGCATTTTTAGTTACAAATCTATAAAACTGTTCACCGTTGTTAGACTCAATAGAGATTCTGTTAGCAGATCTCCATCCTGAAGTCCCAGTAAAAGTTTCAACTAATCCAGTACCATAGTCAGTGGCGTTAGCGTCATTGTTTTGAATTCTCGCTTCGTACCAAATAACTGTACCTGGGTTAGTGACTGCTCCAGAGCTATCTTTAGTTTCCGCTACAGCTTGGAAAGTGTTAGCAGTTTTTACTAAAGCTATACCGTTGTTGTCTGTAGTGTTAGCAGATGTTAAAGTTACTGCTCCGCCTACTTCATTAGATATACCAGCTGATGCGCCACCGTCTGCAATAGATGTTGACCATTCTGCTGAAGGTAAAGTGTTATAAATAAAATCGTCTTTATAACATATGTAGTTAGGATTATTATCTACTGGTAAATCCTTAAACCATTTAGTGTTATTAGCTAATCCAGCAAACATTATTGGATTTCTAAAGTGTGTTCCTGCCATGATTGTATCCTCCTAGTTAAGATATATAGTCTCTAGGCCGTCGACTATACTCGTCTATATATCATTATTAATTGTATAGTAATTAATTTATATACTAGTTTTAGATAGAGTGCAAGAGAGCCTGTAGTGCGGATAAGAATTTTCCAACGATGTAGCTTTTTGTTTAAGTTGCTACAGAAACTTGTGGAGCTACTTCCTCAATTTTATTTTGCAGATGTTCTTTTTTAGCCTCTGCCATTTTAATATCGGTAAGAACGTTCTTAACTTCTCTATCGATCTTTACCATATTAAGGGTATATCTACCCTCCTTGAGATGTTCCTGCTCCCACTGAAGATCCAGACCTCTTTTCTTCTTGTAAAGGTCTTGTAGATGTTGCATCATCTCCTCCATTTATAACCTCCTCATAGGTTATTCTTTTAATCTTGGGATTCATCATTTCTCCAAGATATTCCCATTTTATATCTTTTTTTCCTAGTTTGTCAACTATGGCGTTTTCGATATCTAGGGGGCCATCTAAGGAAGTTATAACAAAATCAGCATAATATTTATATGCATAAATTTGTACTCTGAATTGTTTAGGGTGCATTTTTTCTTTCTATTCTTAAAATAAGGCGGGATTGTGTCCCGCCTTAAATTTTTAAGTATTACGCACCTTCAACGCCAAAGATACCTCTGTAGTCAGAGACACCAAATCTGTATCTCTCTCTAGCTTTGTATCTAACGTTTCCAGTATCGAAATCACCTTCCATCGCTGTTCTGATAGGTGTTCTCTCGAAATACTTCATACCGTTTGGTACATCAGTGATTAGATAGAACGCATCTGGATCAGTTAAGAAATTGTTCACTCTGTATCCTTGAGGAACCATTCCCATAGAAACGATTGCGTTGATATCATTGTCAGCTGTTGAAGTTCTACCTTGAGATTTCATTAATCTCTCAGCATTAAACTGATTCTCCGAAGGAACAATCATTTTAACTCCTCTTGCTGCAATTTTTAAACCTCTTTCATCTGTCAATTTAGCAATGTCAATAAGAGATTGCTCTAATGAAGTTTCATTAAGGTCCGCCTGTGTAGTCAACGTATTTGAAACAGTTCCCGCTATTGTTGGGTGGTTTGTTGCAAACAATGCAGAACCATCACCTGATGTGAAAGTTCCAATTGAAGGTAAACCATTTAATAATGGGTCAACTGCTTTTATTTGTTTAGTATTTGCCATGGATCTAGCTAATGCTTTTGTATATCTAGACGCAAGTCTGTCATACAAGTTATCCTCGATCGCTTCTTCAGTGATCGCGAATGCTAGTGCAATAGTTTCCATAGTGTATCTAGCTGTGTAAGTTTCTTGAGCATTGTCAAAAACTACGCCAGAACCTTCTGGTTTAACTGATGCATTTGCAAAACCAGATAACATAACTTCTTCTTCGAACGCTCTGTCTGAAGTTTCTGTTACATATATCTCAGCATGCTGATTCTCATAACGTTTATATTCCAAGCCGAACAGTGCGTTCAAACCTGGCTCTAGTTCTTTAACTAGTTGTCCTCTTGATATAGCCATAATTTAATCTCCTATTCCGCTATTATATGCCGTTATTTTTAGCATTGTATAAGTGTTCGTTGATCATAACAACAAAATTAACGTGACCACTTGCGTGAGTTAAGTTGCTGTTATCAATATCATTCGATACACCTGTTATTTTTAGTTGAGCCGTACCAGTAGTCGTACCACCTGCGATATCTATTTCAGATTTTGAAACAAAGTTCGCAGAGTCTCCAGCTGTCACTTCCATATTACAGTTTTGGAATATGTCTGACTGCGAGTGCGCAGTAGTTTTGTTAGACTGGATCTCGAACCTTTCGTACGGATCATCTGCTACGAACGCTGAAATATCAGCCGCATTTACTTGCGAGTAATGATTTGCGAACGTAGGCTTACTTGTTGTTGGGTCAGTATAAAAGACACCATTGAGTGAACCTAACAAGAAAGCTTCAGAAGCTGCTGCATGGTGAATTGTACCTGCTGCTGTTGCTGAAACCGCGTCTTGAAAGAAGATCGTAGTAGTATCATTTGCTGTGATACTATACTCACTTAAACCCTGGTTGTCTCTATTCTGTCCGATCTTACCAATTGGTCTTAGACCAAAGGCACTATCTTTATTTGCTCTAGCCATAGAGTCCTCCTATTATGATGCCGAAGCATCGGGTTAATTGTTCTTCGATGGTTTATGAATTCCTAATTAGGATTTCTTTGAGCCACCAAAAGTAACACGCGATTGCCTGTCGATATCGATAGGCATGCTTGGGTGCTCTTCCTTCATAAGATCGTTATCCATTGCTTCAACTTTTTCTTTATGCTGTTGAGCATAATACTCTTGTCGTTGTTGCGCGATCTCTTCTGGTACCCTAGCGAGCACTAGGCCGCCAACACCGATCACTCCCTTGTATTTGCCGTCTTCTACTATTGGATAGTCTGAGTCTGGGTATTCATCAGATCTAACTAATTCATATCCAGATCTTATTCTTCCAGATACATTTTTTGTATCTTGAAATCCAATACTCTCGGCTCTTATCCATCTGTGCCTAAAACCTGTAGGCGCAGGGGGTGCATCTAATGCTGATGGTGGAGTCCAAACTTTTTTTCGAGTTTCCTTTTCTCGAGTCTGGCTCGCACGGGAAGTTTTTTTATCTGTACTCATATGCTTATACCTCCTTCGTGATATTTAATTGTTTCGCATATTCTTCAAGTGGCACACCTAATTTGTTAGCGATTGCTACCTGTGATGGTGTGAGCCTCACAGTTTTGCGACCAGTTTTGGTACTTCGCTTCGCTGAAGCTACTGTTTGTACCGGAGCAGATCGTGTGTTTTCTCCTGTATCACTATTATTAGCAAATTTATGCGGAAACTCAAGTCTTATTCTTTTATCAATTTCAGCATAGTATTCGTCACTTGATGGATCATAGCCTTCTTGTTCTGTCAGCTTTTTATGTAGATCAAACGCCGTATAGGTCATAGCATTATCTTGACCAAACCATGTGTTTTTTTCACTCCATGCTTCAGCTTTAGGATCTGGTCTAACTGGCGCCTGGCTCATTGGAGCTACAGGTTCAGAAGGTTTCTTTTCCGTTTGTTGTTTTTCAAAAGCCTCTTGTGCAGTTTTTGCTTCTTCAAGTTTAGCTTTTTTATATCCAAATTCTGATATTTGAGCCAAAGCATCTGATTCTGCTTTTATATCATTTGCTTCTCTTGCTGTTATTAATTTAGCTTGAGCGGCTTCCATACCATTTGTTATACTCGCCTCTGTTACAGAAAGATAATCTGGTTGTAACTTAGAAAGTTTTGCATCACTAGATTTTTTATCTTTTAAAATTCTAGCTGCATAAGAAACTGCCTCATCTTTTTGACGTTCAGCTTCTCTCCATTTCTTAGTTAGTTTTGATATTCTTTTCTGAACTGAGTCAGAGTATTGTTCTAATTCTTTATCGTCTTTCTTAGGTTCTACTTTTTCGCTTTCTGTTGTTTTTACCTCTGTTGAAGTTTCTTCAACAGGTCTGACAGTAGGCTCTTCTTTAATCACTTCTTTTTCCTCTACAACTCCTGCTTCAGGAGTTTCAGGGACATCTACATCCATCGCTGGACCTGAAGTATCAAGATCTACTGTTTTCTTTTCTTCGTCTGGCATAGTATTCTCCTATCTATGATTAGTATTGATGAAGTATATCTTCGGGGTTATCTATAGTAGCTAACACTTCATCGTCATTCAGCAAACGTACTTCACCCCCGTCAATTTGAATTCTTGATCCTGCATAACGTGCAAAGATTACCCAATCACCTTTCTTGCACCAAGGACCTTCTGGAAATTTTTCTTTATCACCATAACAATCTGGACCCATTGCTAAGATAAGACCACATGTTGAACCTACTTGTTGTCTCTCTAAAGTATCTTGTCCAAGATATAAACCACCCTTAGTTTTTTCATTCATCTTAAATGGCAGAATTAACATTCTCCAACCAGTGGGTGCAGGTAATTTTGAAGCCTCTTTAGTTTTTAAACGTTCGTAACCGTCAACTTCTTCTTGACGTTTTTTCTTAGATTCTTCTTTGTATTTTTCAGCTAAAGCGTATTTAACTTTTGGTGTCGAGTTTG